CTCATAACCAATAGATCTACATAAGGCCTCAATATTCACTAAATCAGCATTAAGGTGAGCATGATTTCTCAGGTTAAAGCCCATATTTTCAGCTTCCGATTCATATATAAAGTAGGCAAGAACGTCTAAATTATCATTAACAAATTGGTAATTATCGCTCTCAAGACTCATCCATTTATAAGTTTGTAGTTGGTCCCAAGGCTTGACTGTTGCATATATATAGTATTTTTCAACTACAGCTAGATACCTTAATGACACACTCTTAGGGACGAAGGGGTTATTTGCCGTGAAGTCTCTTTTTATAGGGGGTATATCTATTACATATTTTCTACAAAATTCCCTTATTGTGTACAAAGCATATTTATCATCCTTGATATATTGTATACAAGGTTTCTTTATCCAGTACCCTCTTCTTATGTACCAAGCACCTGAGTAATCTGAGACGACATGTTGCCTGAATGACTTATCATATAGGTTAGCAAGTGACCTCTTATAACAAGAGTTATGATCATAAAGATTCTTCCTCTGTTTGCATAGGGGATTCTCACATAAATACTGATAATATTCGAGCCCTATCTTTAGGGGGTCCCATTTCTTTATAATCTCTTCCCATCTCTCATGATTCCTCTTAAATGATGGAGGGATCCAATTTAAACTGAACCTACCTGAATGTTTATCTTCATTGCCTAGTTCTAATATAACATCAGAATTCATTCTACCCAATTGTCCACTGATTAACAGGGAGTTATCATGTATATTACTATCTAGTAAGAGTAGTAGAGGGTCTCTATCAACCAACCCAAACCTGGAGATGGGTAAATCAAATCTATTCCTTTCAAAATGGTTGAATTGTAATTCATTCATGGAATAAGCATCTGTTATTATATTGTTAGTTAGTGCTAACATATAATATGCGCATAATCTTGATCCCCCCTTCCTCTGATATTCAGAGACATGAGATAATAGAGCTTTATATTCTCCTTCATATCCTGATATCTCAGCATTATCTATAGTTTGCCTAGCAAATTTTTCTGAAGGTAAGTATGGTTCACCTAAGAACACGAAAAGTGTCACAAACTCTAAATATTCTACACTGGTATTACTTTTCTTAAAGTTGGTCTTTACATTGCAGATTAATCCTAGCAAGTAATGCCACTTTAAATTATAAATCTTAACTTCTTCTGTTTTAGGAACCATAACAACAGCACTATCGTCAGAGTGGGATACTGTATAACTAAATAAGTTAACTTTTGTGTCCTCAAATTCTTGATCAAAAACACTCAATCTAAGGAATTTACCTTCATCATTATGTAAGAGATAATCTAACTTGGCCATTGTATCTATAGTATATTTACAGTCAACATTAGTTTCTGAACTAGTTAAATTCATCTGACCCATTCCCATTCCAATTTCTATTGTTATAAACATGGGGTAAAGGTAGTTGAAGGACCATTTTTTGAAGTCTCGCCATTGATCAGGAACGAAAGTATGCTTGGCCATATCCCAGGGGACCACGTACATAGCTTTAC